ACGAAACAAACGAAAGCCCCCGGCGCTCGCAATGAGTGTCGGGGGCTTTCGCCTATTCAACGGGATGTTTGCGCGGCCTGCCGCCACCGACCCCACGACCGGGACGGGCCGCGTTCCACCGGTCGATGGTCTCCGGCAGCCAGCCGCGCGTCGTGCCAATCAGCGCGTCCGGCTTCGGCAGGTTGTAGCCCTTCGTGGCTGGATTCTTCACGCCGAGGTGCTCGCCGACCTCCTTGAGGCTCAGGAAACGTTCGGTCATCGTTCTCCTCCCGCGAGGTATCCGAAGACGCCGGCGGCGGCTCCGAAGATCCCGGCGGCGATGGTCCGTCCGCCGATGGCGAGGATGAGGCACATCGCGCCGCATGCCAGCGAGACGAACCTGTATGCGCTTTTTGCGTTCATGATGATTCATGGATTAGTCTGGGAAAGGAGCCGTAGCTCCGGATAGTAGGGTTATTCGGAATCTACGGCTCTTGCTCTACCTGCGTGGCCTGCGCCGCCTGCGTGGCGGTTTTGGCTTCGGCTTGGGCGATGGCTCGCTGCCGTTGGACTTGAGCGCGGCGATGACGGCCGCAATCCCGACAAGCAGGGAGCCGATGGCTTCGATCGCTTTCCAGACCTCGTCCATGTTCACCTCCTTTCACTGTTCTGTTTTGCTGACATAACTAATATACCTCAATTATGCAAGTATGTCAAATCAGAAACAATCGACACGACCGCAACCATCTGTAAAATCTACGTAGGGCCGCAATGAGACGGCTGCAAAACGATAGATTGGGGCATGATGCCAAACGGACAGCATACGGCGAAGAAGAAAACGTCCCTACCAAGAATCATTGGCATGATTGCGTTCCGAGCGCTCGCCGCCATAGCCTGGCTGTTCGCGTTGTTGTTCGTGGTTGCCGGATTCAAGGTAAACCTTTTGGGGCTCATATTCGGGATAATCGTGGCGGTGGCACTGGCTTTCGTGGGATTGGTGCTCTGGATCATAGGTGACATGATCAAAGACCCGGAAGAATTCAAGAGAAAGCAAGCCAAAACCGCGACCGAAAAGACCGAGGGAAGCATAGCTGGCATCACAGGGCAAGCTGATGCGCGAACGATTCTAGACTCCACTGCCTCGGCTGTTGACCTTCCTGAGGAACCGTTCGTGGCCGGTGCCGCAGGTTTCCATGCCGAGAAAAGCTCAGACGACCACATCCGTAACGAAAGCGGTGACCACCCTGATGCCGATTACATCGTTCTCGATCTCGAGACCACTGGCTTCAGTCCGAAGACATGCGGCATTATCGATATCGGAATCGTGTACGTCAAAAACGACGAATCGATTGGCGAATACTCACAACTTATCAATCCCGGCATTCTGATACCGCCTGAAATAACCAATTTGACCGGTGTCGACGATGACATGCTCAAAGAACAACCGAGAATCGTCGATGTCATACACGAGCTACGCCGCCGAATCGGCGACCTGCCCATACTCGGCCACAACATCCAATTCGACATCGGATTCCTCAACCAGGCATTCCAAGACGCCGGACTTCCCAACCTCGGCAACGAGACCTTCGACACTGCGGATCTCAGTCGGGAGAAATACCCGACTGCCACCAGCCACACCCTCCAAGACGTCATGCGACGCACCGGCATCAACAAAACCGAGGAACACCGAGCGCTCGCCGATGCCAAAGACACCCTGGAATGCTACAAGAGACTCAAAGCCATCACGGCACCCCAACAAGTCAGTGACGATGACGAGCGGATCACCTTGCGCCAGAAGCGGCAGAAAACCCAGACGGTATTCCGCAGCCGCCACATGGCCAACGCCGGAATCGAACTGCGCAATGAAAAACCCTATGGAATCGTCATACCCTCCAAAGGCGGCGTCGAAATCGTAGGCGAAGAAGAACACCAGGACAAACTCAATGAGTACGGAGCCGGCGCATGGTTCTGGGTCGAACTCCAACGAGGAGAAAACCCGAAAGGCACCCACATGGGAGAACCCACCATCCTCGTCACCCTCGACGGCGAACAAATCGGATGGATGACGCCCACCAACACCTCACGCCACTACCACCAAGTCCCCAAGATCGGCGGCGTCGCGCTCGCCCACACCAAATCAGGGAAAACCGCAGCCGTCAAACTCGACGTCCGCGTGGAAATGCCGGAGGCCGAGACCCCTTCGGAGGAATACAAGACGGCGCTCGCCGAATCCCGCCTGATGACGCAAAACAAATCCCCAATGGCATCTCAGACTCAGCAGGGGGCTCTGACATCTCAGAAGGCAAGAGCCGCAGGAGAAGACGCGGAGACAAACATGTCCACATGGGGAACCGCAAACAAAATGCCCCACAAGAAAGACATCACCGGCCCCAAACGCACTCCGATCAAACTGAACGACAATGCCAGCGAGACGCTGGATCAATACGAAGACGGCACGCTGCTATGGGCGCTCCTGCGGAAGACTGTTGTCGACGGCATGCTGGGCGTGCAGGTCAAAATCGGCCGAAAGCAGATCGGGACACTGGACCTGACGGACAATGCGGCATGCCTCGACCTGATTACAGATAACGGAGCCATGTCGAAAATCGAAATCGGAACCCAAGGCGGATTACGAACAGCTACCGCACTCATACGATAGGCCAAACAACATAATCAAGCCCCGGCGCTCGCACGAGCGACCGGGGTGATTTATATTCTAACGATTTTTGAGGCACATATTCTAGATGGATTGCCGAGCGGGGAGATGGCCCTGCGCCCAATTGACGTAGATTCTACAGAATTTTCTTTGCGGCCTCATCGACCGGTTTGTCGAGATAATCAGGGACTTCGGCGCTTGCTTGAATTCTCCGCAAGAGTTCCTGGCTGAGCTCCAAGGTCGTGTACTCGGATAGCGAGTAGCCCCTTGCGGCTTTGCTGGCCTCTTCCTCGGTCAGTGAGCCAAGGATTACGAGAGCTTCGATTGGCGAACGGCCGAAGGCTCGTGCGATTGTGATCGCATCATCCGAGACAAAGGCGTCTTCCGTCCATTTGCGATGAAATGTGGCGACGGTCATGCCGACCTTTTTGGCGAGCTCTCGGTTGCTCATATTGCCGCCGGAGATCTCCTCAATCCATTTCGTGAATGCACTCATGTTTACCTCCTAACCATGTGTCTCATTTATTAAACATACCGTATCAAATACGGTTTGACAACCGTTCAAGTTGTGGTACAGTTCGTTTAAGAAATTAAACACTTTGATTAAGGAGTGAGACATGGACGGGCTGGTCATATCCCCTAAGTTCCTCGCCTCGTTGGAAGAGGAGCGCAAACTCAGTCATCCGGCATTTGTTGCCGCCTGTGGATTGACGGAGGAGCGGTACAAGGAGTTGACCAACGGCAAGACGCCATCGGCAGTGGAAATCATAAGAATCGTGTCCGGATTCCAGCTAACCAATGGAGTCCCGATGGTGCCGCGCTCGCAGAAGTTGGTGGCGTGATGTGCGTCAACGTTTCCTACTCGTCATTGCCTGAAAGTCTTGGGTCTCGATTGGCCGCGGTCTTCGGAATGAAGCCCGGTGAGGTCGCCCGGTTCGAAGAACATCCACTGCAGGTCGAATACCTGGACAACGGCACCGCGCTGGTCCATGTCACGAAAGTCGTGCTGACGGACGCGGCCGCACTGCAGCACCTGCTGTCTATAGACGGGCCGGCATCGCCATCCGGAGATGTTCACGCTTCGTCGCATCAGGCGAAGGGAGCCAGCTGATGGTTATATCCGTTTGCACCCCACCCCAGATCGCTGATTCAACGAAGTCGAAGCTCGTGGATGATCCCTTGGGCATGTCGCCCAGCTCGTATGACTTGTCGCCGTTGTATTCCGCCCTCACATCGAACGCATCGAAAGCGTTGCGGTTCGTGACCCCGTACACGACGCTGCGGGGTCGCGACTGCTCGAACCCCCAGACGGGAACGGCGGCGGCTTTCGCCTGCGCCATGGTGTTTTTGGCGATACCGGCAGGCGTGGCCTGGCTGCTGCGTTTTTTCTCGGACGATCATCCGATCCTGTTCTGGATCGTGATGGCCCTGGTTCTGTTCCTCGAATTCAATTTCATGGTTTCCCTTGAATCGAAGGGAACGGTGTTATGAACGAGACAACCAAGGAAGCGCTGGCCGGGCTCATGGAGGACTCCGGCAGATACGAGTTCACGGACGCCACGCCATACGGCATCGTGTTCAGCACCGCGCCCGGCAAGTTCGAGATCGGCGTCACCCAGCTCATGCTCGACAACCAGGGCCACCTGTTCAGCCTCGACGCGGGCTGGGGCGGCGAACACGTGTTCGTCACCGGCACCCCGCGCCAGATTCTCCAACGCCTCACGGCCAAGATCAAGAGCTTCTAAGGAGACCGACATGAGCGAACCGAAGAACGCCGAAGCATTGAAGGACACGAGCCGTGTGCCACTGGGAGAGCGGCAGGCATGGTCGCCCGCCCAAGCCGCTCAGGTGTACTCACTCGACTACGAGGGGGTACGCCTGGCGATCAACAACGGTGACCTCGACACATTCCGCCCGCCGAACCGCTTCGGCAAGCCAGGCCGACGCAGGGTCACGAAAGCCGCTATGGATCGCTGGATCCGCGGCATGGAGGAATAACCCATGAACACGGACAAGACCACAACCGACTGGCCATACACACGAATCGAGGCCATCATGCTCGCCGCCGTCACGCTGCTCGCCCTGGCATGGCTGCTCACGCACGACGGATGCATGCACCCCGTGGGCAACACCATCGCCCTGATCGTCTACGTGGGCTGCGGCGCGGCGCTCGCCACACCGTGGGCGGTGCAGAAACTCGAACCATATCTCACCGACGACGAACAGGAAGAGGAGGAGTAGATGGCGAAGGATCCAAGCATGGTCATCATCCGCGGCAGACTCGCCGCGGACCCGGAGCTCAGAACCGTCGGCGCACAGGCCACGCCGGTCGTGAACCTGCGCATCCTGTCCAGCGGCTGGGAGAAGGACACGGCCGGCCAGCCGGTCGATCTGACGCCCACGAGCTGGAACTGCGAGGCATGGCGCGGTCTGGCCGAACACATCGCCGCGAGTCTGGCGAAAGGCTCCCAGGTGATCGCGGTGGCAAGGCCGAAGACCGATCGGTTCACCGCGCAGGACGGCACGGAGCGATGGTCCACGAGATACGTCATCGACGACATCGCTGCCAGCCTGCAGCGCGCCACCGTGCAGATCACGAAAACAAACGGTGGCCGGAACGGCGGACGATACCAGGCCGCGCCGACTCCCGCGCAGGGTTATGCGGGAGCCGTAGGGAACGATGACGATTTCGATACCGGGGAGTGGTGATGACCAAACCGAAGTACACGCAGCAGGAGCTCGAACAACTGTATGCCATCGCTTTGCGCGACGGCTGGGACCAGCTGGAGCAGTCCGAACGGCTCGCCGTGGGACGGTACTGCAGGAAACACGGCCTGCAGCGCCCCGGCGTCACGCCGAGCGTGATCACCCAGCCGGTACGGGCCGGAACCGAAGGCGACAAGCCCGCCGAATCCCGGCCGGAGCCGCTGGCCTCACTGCTGTCGGATCCCACTGAGACGAAACCAGTGGAATCCGAAGCCCGGACGGTGGAAAAGGACGAGGATCTGGCGTTGCTGCGCTCGGTCCGGTTCATCGCGGACTGGCCCGCCGACATCCACGTCAAGCCCGCACGGCCGGAAAGCAAATGGTTGAAACCCGCCAAAGCCCTGCGCAGATTCGAGGGACGCATCGCCGTCATCGGCGAGAACATGGAGCGTCGCGCCGCGTTAAACCTCAAGCAGCGGATCCTGCATGGCGGCATCAAGGCCTTCACGCCCAAGGGCGCCTACCGTGTGGAGGTGGCGCCCGACCACCGGCACGAAGGTAAATGGATAGTCTGCGCCCAATATCCGGGCGACAATCCGAAAACCGCGAAGAGGCCACGATGAATACGACGCATGTGATCGTCGTCGAAATCCCCAAACCATTGTGGAAGAACGACAACGGCTCGCACGGCAACTGGTACGCGCACAACCGGCTCATGCAGACCCTCAAACGCCTCGGCTGGGCCGAAGCTGCCGACTGGAGAAACCGGCACGACGGAGTGAGCTTCGAACATTGCCGGCTCGACGTGTACGTGCAGTACCCGCCCAACGGCCGAAGCCGCGCCGACCCCAGCAACGCCGACAACGTAGGCAAACCCATCATCGACGGCTTCACCAAAGCGGGCCTATGGCCGGACGACAACTGGAGGCACGTGGAAGGCCCCTTCTACCGGATGAGCCCCACCATCGCACCCAAAGGCCTGCACAGGCTCGAATTCCACATCACCGAAACCACCGAAGGAGACGACAAGCATGGCCAAGCGTAAGCACGGACGCCAGCAGCTCGAACACCAACGCCAACGGGCACGCCGCAAACGCCTGCCCCGCACCCCGATGCCCACCACCATGTCCAACGACCTCAAGGAACAGTGACCCGCCCCCATGGAAACTAACGCCACAAGCCCGCTGATCGTGGACATCCCCGCCACGCAGCTCAAGCCGAACCCGGCCAACCCGCGCAAGAGCGTGGGCGACGTGACCGAACTCGCCGCCAGCATCAAGGCCCAGGGACTCCAGCAGCAGCTGCTCGTCACCCCGGCCGGCAACGATAAGGACGGCAAACCCCTCTACCGGATCGTCATCGGCCACCGCCGCTACCAGGCCTGCATCAAAGCCGGCCTGAGCATGATCCCCTGCACCATCCGCGACCTCACCGACAGGGAGGAACGCGAGATCATGCTCATCGAGAACACGCAACGCGCCGACCTGACCCCCATCGAGGAAGCCGACGGATACCAAGGACTCCTCGACCTCGGCGCATCGATCGACGAACTCGCCGACAAAACCGGCCGCAGCGCCAGCTTCGTGCGCCGCCGCATCAAGATCGCCGGCATCCCGCAGACCACCCGCGGCAAAGCCAAGGACTTCAGCCAGCTCACCCTCGGCCAGCTCGACGCGCTCGCTGAATTCAACGACGACCCCGAGACGCAGGCGAAGCTCGCCGAGAAAGCCGAAAGCCCGGACTGGCGGTGGGAACTCGAGAACGCGCGCGACCACAAACGCATGAACCAATGGCGCCAGGCCGCCGACGAATACATCACCGCCAACCACCTGCACGCCATCAAGGTCAAGAACCTGTGGACCGACATGGACGGCTACGGCGCCACCCACGTACCCACCACGTCGAAACCATTCGCCGAATCATGGAAGGAATACCTGAACAACGGCGGCAACCCCGCCAGCCTCATCCTCACCACCGAAAACTCCTGCTACGGATGGGCCGAACCCACGACCCCCAAGGATCCCACGGAAAACACCGCGGAGGTCGAACGACTCAAGGCCATCACCGCCAAGGAACGCGAACGCAAGACCAAACTACGCGAATACACGACCACCAGCAGCCGCCTCCGCCGCGAGTGGATCCGCAAAACCAGCACCGACTGGACCGGCCAGCAGATGCGCGACGCCATCCAAACCCTCGCCAGACTCGAAACCATCGGCACCGGCACCTACCTACCCACCGGCCTCGACGCCAACCAACGCGACCAGATGATCACCGCCTACAACCAGATCAGCGGCAAACCCCTGCCCGACGAGCACAAGAACCCGAAGGAAGGCATCTACCACCTCGACACCACGGCCAACCTCAACGAGCTGCGCCGCCGGGCCGACAAACCCGGCCAGGAACTCCGCCAACTCACCCTCGTCATGCTCGCCCGCCAGGAAGCACGCATCACCCCCGAAACATGGGACGACACCGGCTACGGCAGCACCCTCAAAACCGTCAACGTCTACTACCAGGCGCTCGCATGGCTCGGCCACCAACCCAGCAGCCGCGAACAACAGGCACTCGACGGCAGCCTCACCACCCGGAAGGACCAGCAATGAGCCCGCAACACGAAACACAACGCATGAAACGCCAACAGGCGCTCGCCGTAGGCCGCATCGACACCGCCAGCACCCTCACGGACACGCTCATCAGCATCGTCAACGCGATCCGCGACCAAGGAGCCTCCGAAGACACCTTCGAACACCTCACCCAGGCGCTCACAGGCCTCAACCAGACCCGAAGGGCGCTCGCCGCCGCATCACGCAGCCTCTACCGGCATTCGGAGGAACAGCCATGAGCCGCAGGGAAGCCAGAGGCCGTCTCGACCGGCTCACGCCCACCATGAGGGAACTGCTGATCGCGCTCTTCAACCACACCATGCTGCCCGCCACCTCCAACAACAGCCGCACCTTCGCCGCATTGGAGGAACGCGGGCTCATCCAACCCGACTTCTACGACAACTGGGCGCTCACCGACGAAGGCCACAAAACCGCGCTCGACCTACTGAAAAGGAGATAACCATGAGCAGATACGTCGAGAACATGAACCGCCACGTGCACAGCCGGCACATGGTCGAACAGGACATGGACTGGCTCAAGGAATTCCGCGACGACCCCGACTATCCTGGCCCGGACGCGGAACCATTGCGCGCATGGAGAAGCCGCGACTACCAGGCCATGCTCTACATCGACCGCGACAGCGGCATGAAATGGCTCGCCATCACCCGCGTCCAGATCGACCGATACACGGGCGAATACCGCGAAGGCATCAGCTGGGACGCACTTCAGCAGATCAAGAACGAAACCATGGGCGAGGACTGCTGGGCCGTCGAATGCTACCCGCCACAGCGGTACGTGCAGAACGTTGCCAACATGCGCCACCTGTGGATCCTCGACAACGAGCCACGCTTCGGCTGGAAACAACCCACCGGCCATGCGCCGGAACCAGGACACGACAACGACGACAACGAGCAGCCGTCCCACCACGGCGGCATCCAGCAGATCATCATCGGAGGCGAATCATGAGCATCGAACTCGTCGCACGCGCCAAGAAAACAAAACTCCACGGCGACAGCACCGCCAAACTCCTCCTCATCGTCCTCGCCGACTACGCCAACGACGACGGCATGGCCTGGCCAAGCGTCGCCACCATGGCCCAAGAGGTCGAGAAATCCGAACGCAGCATCCAACTTCTCCTCAGAAAACTCGAGGCAAAGGGACTGATCCGCAAGGGCGACCAGAAACTCGTCGGCAAATACGCCAAAGGACGCCGACCCGTCGTCTACAAGCTCTTCCCCAAGAAAAACAAAACCGAAAAACCCGAAGAACCGCGACAGGACGCGGAAAACAGGGGTGAAACAGACTTCACCCCCGAAACCAGTTTCACCGGTGAAACAGGCTTCACCCCACAGGTGAAACAGGCTTCACCCCACGGGCGAAACCCACTTCACCCCACGGGTGAAACCCACTTCGCTTTAGGGGTGAAACAGGCTTCACCCAAACCGTCAAAGGAACCGTCAATAGAACCGTCAAGAGAGAGTACGCGCGCGAAAAAACCGAAAACCAACCCAAAACCGAAGACCAAGCCGAAGACGACGCCGGCCACGGATCCACGCCAGACGCTCGTCGATTTCCAGCCCGACCAGTCGCACATCGCGCTCGCCGACGCGTTCGGACTCGACCTCGACTACGAGCTCGCCAAATTCCGCGACGCGCTCGCCGCCAACGGCAGGTATCCGGCCGACCCGGCGCCGGCGTTCCGCAACTGGCTGCGCCGCGGCAAGGAAATCGGCCTGAACGGCGCCAAACTCGGCACCGGCATGACCGACGCTTCGGATCCGGCCGCTTCGGAGCTGGAACGCAGGGCGCGCAAACTCGTGGACAGCAGCACGCCGCTCAAATGCCGCCAACCCGACGACCAAGCCCGTCGCGCATGGATTCCGGCCGTGGCCAGACTCCTCGGCCAGGGCAAGGCGCCCACCGACATCGTGACCCTGATCTGCTACGGGGAACCGGACGAACTCGCCGAACTCGGCATCCACGTCGACGGACTCGAGGCCATCGCATGAACGGCAAAGTCCAGGAGGCCATCGACTGGCGCACCGCCAAACCCACGGAGCTCGACGGAGCGCGCTGCATCCTCATGACCCAGACCGGCACCATCATCGACGGCCGACTCAAAGCAAGCCCGCCACGAGACGGCTACCAGGCCACACGGTTCACCCTCGACGACGCCGAGCAAAACCTCAAAGGCATGCGGATCCTCAGCATCAGCCCCAAACACGAAACCGCGATCCTCCAACCCCACATCAAAACCCTCACCGTCCTGAAAGGCTAGGAAACCCATGAACACAAGCGACGCGCACACCATCACCGTCGGCGGCGACCCCATCACACCGAACCCCACCGCCGCGCTCCTCTGGCTCGACGTGGAAACCACCGGCCTCGACCCGAACACCTGTTCGATACTCGAAATCGGAGCCATCTGCACCAGCCTCGACACGAACACCGAATACGGCCGCTACGAGACCTTCATCCACATCGACTCCAGCCAGCTCCTCGAGATCGCGCTGCCCGCCCTGAAAATGCACACCGCCAACGGCCTCCTCGCCGACTGCGAACAAGCAGGCAGCAGCGAACAGGAAACCGCCGGCCACCTCGCCGACTTCATCGACCGGCTCACCACCAACCAAGGCCTCACCCTCCACCCCGCAGGCACCAACGTCCAGCACTTCGACCTACCCGCCATCGACCACCTGCTCGAACGACACGACTACCACGGCTTCCTCGTCAACCAACTCCACTACCGGGCCCTCGACCTGACCAGCCTGCACCTCCTATGGCAATCACTCGGCCACAACCCCTACCAACACCACCAGCACGGCACCCACCGCGTCCACGACTGCCTCACCAGAGACATCACCGAATACCGAACCATCCGCCGACAGATCAAGGACCACACCGCATGAAACGCACCAACACCACCCGCAACGCACGCGCCACCCTCACCACATTCGGCAAAACCATCCTCTCCATCAACCTCCTCGGCGTCGTCTTCACCGCACTCCGCCTCGCCAACATCACCGACTGGAGCTGGTGGATCGTGCTCCTACCCATCTGGGGACCCGCCGCATACGTGGCACTCACCCTCGCCTTCTGCACCATCGGACTGCTCGCCGCAACCATCCTCGACCACTTCGACCACCTCGACCACACCAACACCAAGGACAACCAATGAACAAGCTCCTCAACCACATCTTCAAAGACTGGACCCTCGAAGAATTCACCGGCCTCCTCTTCGCCCTCATAGCACTCATCGCCGCCACAACCCTCATCGCCGCCATCGGACTCATCGGCTACACCATCGCCACCGGCAACGACCAACCCAAACAAACCACCATCCAAAAAATCGAAACCACCGGCGACATCAAACGCTTCTGCGTCGAAATCAAAACCGGCGACCACATCGACGCAATCGACTGCGAACTTATCGACCCAGTGACCGGAGGCGTAGCCAAATGACCGAACGCCACGGCAAAATCCTCACCTACCGACAAATCAAAACCGCGCTCGCCCGCGAAGCCAGCTTCATCTACGACAACTACGGCGCCAACTACTACATCGAATACCCACCATCACCGCCAAAAACCAACACCAACCCGTGAGACAATAGGCAACGGGCATGAAGCCAACCGAACAGCAGCAGAAACCACACTGACGGACCCGGAGGAACCATGCCCACACCAGCCCAACAACTCCACAACCACCTGCAAACCCTCAAAGACGGCTGGCCCATACTCAGCCTCATCGCCGCCAAAAAAGCCAACATCATGGCACGCAGCACCGGCAACGGCACCCACAGCATCGCACCCATCCCCGTCAACATCGACGCATGGCAACTCAAGCAAGACATCGACCTACTCACACGCAAACTCACCCGAGCCGCAGGCCTACACCCACACCGAGGCATGGCCGTCCCAGCACTCCTCAAAGGCATCATGCTCCACGAAACCAACCTCCTCACCCACGACGACGCCGACACCATCACCGAGCAAATCGCGCTCGCCGCCGAGCGTATGGATCGGATGCTGAACCCGCCGCCGGCGTGCAAGATGATCGGTCCATGCCCGAAGTGCGGCTATGAGCTGTGGTGCACTGAGCTGGAGATGTTCTCGGGGTACAAAGCCTGTGACCGTTGCCGAGGCGAGTGGCGAATCAAGGATGTGCAGCAGGCCAGCGTCCTGAGACTGGCTCTCGGTGGAGCTCAGGGCACTGCGGCGGCCATCGCGCGGTGGATGGATCCTTATGGGGTGGCGGTCAAGCCGAACACGATAACCAAGTGGGCGAAACGAGGGATTCTGGAACCGGTGAACGTGGATGAGAACGGCAATCCGGTCTACAACGTATGGGATGTCTGGCAGACCTTCACCCGACGTGACAAAGACAAGTGACACGCCGAAGGTCTTGACAGACGCAAACTGTCACCGCTAGAACTACTAACGTTGGTTATTTTTGTAACCACTTGGATACTTTGAAACCCCGGGCGCTTGCGCTTCGGGGTTTTCTTATGCCCGATCCCGCGAAGGGAGGCCACAGAATGACGGCTCCCAGCAGAAAGGTCAGAAAGGGCGGACGCCAGTTCGAGAAGGACCGCAAGGCGTTCTTCCTGAAGTGCAAGGCCGAGCATGCGGTCTGCTGGCTGTGTGGAATGCCCATCGACTATGACGCACCGCAGAACAGCAGCGATGACTCGTACAACCTCGACCACTTCTACCCGGTGACCAAACGCCCCGATCTCCAGCATGACCCGGCCGGCTTCAGGCCAAGCCATACGCAATGCAACAACCTGCGCGGCAACAAAGACCCAGCCACACCAATCGGCACACTCAGCAGACAATGGATCATAACAGCATAGGAGCAAACAATGCCCAGCGAACAAATCATCAGGCCAGTGCCACTCACACTCCACATCGGAGTCACAGTCGGCAACCTCAGCACCGACCTAGCCAGCGTCGAACTAGACATGCCAATCGAGATCAAACCCACAGCCATCGACCCCACAATCCCCGGCATCGGAAACGTGAAACTCGTCGCGACACCGCCGAACAACAAACAAATCGTCCAACTCATCAACAACGGCGTCGAAGCATTCATCGAAGCCTTCGCCCAATCCCCGGAGGGGCGGTAAAATCCCAAAACCAGCCACGGGCGGGACACTACCCGCGTGCCCGCAAGACCTCTCCCTCCGATATTGACCACCCCATCGCGCGTGCGCGCGGGAAAGGAGCCGATGATGGCGAATCTGAAAATCGAGACCATGCCCATCGGCGATCTCACCCCGTACCATCGCAACCCGAGGCGCGGCAACATGGCAGCAATCGCCGAAAGCCTCAAGGCGCGCGGCCAATACAAGCCCATCGTCGTCAACAAAGGCACCAAGACCGGCATCGCCAACAAAATCCTTGCCGGAAACCACACATGGCAGGCGGCCAAAAGCCTCGGCTGGACGACCATCGAAGCCGTCATCGTCGACCTTGACGCGGATCAGGCGGCGCAGATCGTGCTCGCGGACAACCGCATCGCCGACTTGGGTGGCTACGACACCGACGCGCTTGCCGAACTTCTGGAAAGCATCGAACAGCCGACGGTGGGCACCGGATACAGCGCGGACGACATCGCCGAGATCATCGCCGCCGCGAAGCCCGCGCCCAGCGAGCTCAAAGACCCCGACGATGTGCCTCCGGTGCCGAAGAAGCCGTATACGAAGCCCGGCCAAATCTGGAAGCTCGGTGACAGCTTGCTCGTCGTCGGCTCCAGCACTGACGAACAACTCGTCACGAAGGCGGCCGGCATGATCGGCCAGCCATCATGCATCTGGACCGACCCGCCATATGGCGTCGCATACCAGGGCGGCACCAAGGACCGTCTCACCATCGAGAACGACAACGACCCCAACAAGGCCGTCGAAATCACCAAACAGGCCATGCAAGTCGCTGCCAGGATCTGCAAGCCCGGCTGCCCGTTCTACATGGCCCACTCCGACAGCCTGCGCGTCCAATTCCAGCAGGCAGTAGAATCCATCGGCCTCAGATGGCGGCAGACCCTCATCTGGGTCAAGGACCAGTTCACGCTCGGCCACTCCGACTACCAGCAGCAGACCGAACCGATAGCCGCCGGCACCATGCCCGACGAACCGCTCACCGAATACGAACCCATCGGCTACGGATTCACGCGGGGGGGGGGGG